CGGGTATGGAAAAGCTTTACGGAATTCCGGGAAGTGTTGGCGGTGCTGTGTTTATGAATGCAGGTGCCTACGGAGGAGAAATGAAGGATATAACTCTTTATTCCGACTACTATTCACCAACTCTCGGCTTTGGCAGACTTGAGGGTGACCCCGATAACTATGATGGTGAAACAAACATTTCAGCATCTACACCTGATACATATATTCAGCAGTTTATTGTAACGGGTAGAGCAAAAGGCTTTAAGGAAAAGGATTTCAGTTCCGATATTACCGGTGGCGTTCCTTTTATGGATAGAGTCGCTCTTGGCATTGCCGATTATTGGGCAGAGGTATATCAGAAAGGATTGCTTTCTGTACTGAAAGGTATTTTCAATATGACCGGTGCGGGAAATGCAGACTTTGTTTCTGAACATACCACAAACATTTCTGTTAAATCAACAGATAATACTTTCGGTGCAACAACCCTTAACAGTGCATTGCAGAAAGCAAGTGGTGATGCTAAATCTCAGTTCAGCATCGCATTTATGCACTCCAAGGTAGCAACAGATGTAGAAAACTTACAGTTGCTTGAATATCTCAAGTACACCGATAAAGCGGGCATTGAGAGAAATCTTACTCTTGCATCCCTTAATGGCAGAATTGTCATTGTTGATGATAATATGCCTACAACTGTTGGTTACTACGATGCAACATCCGAAACAGAGGGTGCTTTAGAAATCGTAGGTAATAGTGCAACTGCCGGTGACGGTGAAATCAATCTGAAATCAGTTACAAACTATTTCGGTTCAAAAACTCTCGCAGAGGGCGATTTCGTTGTTCCGGGTGTTCAGTACACAACTTATGTTCTTGGTGAGGGTGCTATCACTCTCGAAGATGTTGGTGCAGAAGTTCCTTACGAAATGGATAGAAATGCCGCTACAAATGGTGGTGAAACAATCCTTTATTCGAGAAAGAGATTTGTTATCGCTCCTGACGGTATCAGTTTTGTAGGTACAACTGCTAAAAAGTCACCTACAACCGAGGAACTTGAAAATGGTACGAAATGGTCACTCATTGATAACGGTCAATCCGGTTCTGCAAAGAAATTCTTCCCTCACAAGAAGATTGCTATTGCAAGAATTATGACACGATAAGAATTTTAACGATAGGAGGTAGATTACGATGTCAAAACTTGAAATGCTGAAAGGGTTGCTTAGTTTAGATACAAGCGACAACTCGGAGGATAGTTTGCTCGAAATCTACCTCCAAATCGCTGAGAGAAAAGTTTTGGATAAACTTTACCCTTTTGATAGCAGTAAAAACCATATTCCACCCAAGTATGCTCTCAAAGTCGTAGAAATCGCACAATATCTATATTATCGTAGAGGTAGCGAGGGCGAAACGAGTCATAGTGAAAACGGGGTAAATCGTTCGTATGAAAATGCAGATATTCCCGAGTCAATGCTCAGTAGCATCGTACCTATGGTAGGAGGGATGGCGTGAGAACATTAGAGAGAAACAAACAGACCTTTTATTACTCGTTATACGATACTAAAGGGGATGTCAAGGATGAATATGGTAATAAAACGGGCGAGGTTAGCAAAAAATTCTCATCACCTATCAAAATGAAAGCAAGTATATCTCCTCCATCAGGAGCGAGTTTTGCAGAGCAATTCGGTAAATCCATTCAATACGATAAAGTAATTATTACAGACGATATGAATTGTCCTATAGATGAGAACTCTATATTGTTTGTTGATAATCCTCCTACTTATAACAAGGATGGGGATTTGATATTTGATTATATTGTCAAAAAGGTTGCTAAATCGTTGAATTGTATTGCGTATGCAATAAGTAAGGTGGATGTATCGTGAGCGTTACCATTAAAGTCAGCAATGTCGATAAGGTTATTATGGGGTTGAAAAACTACAGTAATCAGTTACCACAAAAGATTGATGAATTGCTACAAAGACTTGCTATGATAGGTGCAACACGAGCAAGAGTTGACTTTACTGCGGCGATGTATGCCGGAACTAATGATGTTGAAATCTCAGTAGACAAAGTTAAGAATGGTTATAGGATTAACGCAAGTGGTCAAGCAGTTTTATTTATAGAGTTTGGAACGGGTATCATAAATCCCGAACATCCTCTCTCGCCTGAATTTGGTTTTTCACACGGTACATACGGTCAGGGTAAAGGTGCAAATCCAAATGGATGGGTTTATGTAGGTGAACAAGGTAACGCTGGGCAACCTATTAGAGAGGGAGTTTACAAAACTATGGGTAATCCTCCCGCTCGTGCAATGTATAATGCCGCAACAGATGTACGCAAAGAAATATACAATATCGCAAAGGAGGTTTTCTCAAAATGATTGATATAGAGAGTGAATTGTTCGATATATTTTCAACTGCTCTACGAGGGAACTTTTCGGATATAACTGTTTATGGTGAGGATGTTTCGACTCCCGCCGATTTTCCTTGTGTAACTATTGTAGAGGCAGATAACTCAGTATTAAGCAAAACACAAGATAGTGATGGTTTAGAAAACCACGCTACTTTAATGTATGAGGTAAATGTCTATTCAAATAAACCTAATGCTAAAAAGAAAGAGTGCAAAAAGATTTATAAATTTATAGATGAATTATTTGCAGAGTATGGGTTTAGTAGGATAAGTTCAAAACCTCAAACAATGTCAAACTCCACGATATATAGAATGATAGGCAGATATACGGGAGTTGTTTCAAAAGATTTCAAAATATTTAGGAGGTAATGTAAATGGCAATTTCTACTTTTAAAGTATATTTGATGAGTAAAGCGACAAGTTCCGAAACTTACTCAAAGTTGATAGATATTAAGGATTTCCCCGACCTCGGTGGTTCTCCTGAACTTATCGAAACGACTACGCTTTCCGATTATATGCAAACCTTTATCGAGGGTATTCAGAAATTAGATGCTCTTGAATTTACTGCAAATTATACCAAAGAGGATTATACAACTTTGGCAGATATGAGCGGTACAGAATATGAGTTTGCAGTATGGTTCGGTGCATCAAAGTCAGGTTCAACATATACACCTACCGGCTCTGATGGTAAATTTGAGTTCAAAGGTACACTTTCTGTATATGTTGCCGGTGCGGGTAACAACGAGGTTGTTGAAATGAAAATCACCATTGCTCCATCGACACCGATAGCAGTTGGTGAATAAGAGATAAGGAGGCTATATAAGTGGCTAAACAGATTAAATTAAATTACGAGGGTAACGAGTACACTTTGGAATTTACAAGAAAGAGTGTAGAGATTATGGAAAAAAGAGGTTTCAAGATTGCAGAGGTAACCGAGAAACCTATGACAATGCTCCCTACACTGTTTCAGGGTGCGTTTTATGCAAATCACAGATATGTTAAACCTGAGGTTATCAATAGTATCTTTGATAAGTTGAAAAACAAGGATGAACTTGTCAATAGACTTGCTGAAATGTATAACGAACCTATCATCGCTATGATGGATGAACCGGATGAAACCGAGGGAAACTTGGAATGGGGAGCGAGTTGGTAAGTGGCTCAAATCCCTTTGAGGGAGATGAGTCAGACAAAGACCCACCTCCCTCTTTGTCTTATACAGAACAATTTTATTCTCACTTACCGTTCTATTTATCAATCGGTATGACTTACGACCAATATTGGAACGAGGATTGTTGTTTAGTTGAATATTATCGTAAAGCACATAGGTTAAAACAAAAACGAGATAACGAGATGGCGTGGTTGCAAGGTATGTATATATACGAGGCATTGTGTGATGTTTCTCCAATATTAAATGCTTTTGCTAAAAAAGGAACTAAGCCTCACTCGTACCCGACAGAACCTTATGCGATAACATCTCAAGATATAAGACAAAAGAGAGAAAAACAAGAAAAGTTGAAATATGAACGCATAAAAGCAAAAATGGGTGCTTTTGCTATGGCGTTCAACGAAAAAATGAAATCTGCTAACAAGGAGGGGATGAAATGAGTAATGGTGCAGTAGATACGATTTATATTGAATTTTCAACTAACGCTGACAATGTTACGAGTGGTATAGATAAATTAAATAAGACCTTAAATCGAATTAAAGGCATCACTAACGGTGGTTCATCGGGATTTAGTAAAATGAACACAAGATTTTCAACCCTCCATAGCACGAGTACGAGATTGTATAACAGACTAAATCGTTTGTTCGATAGTGCCGCAAGTTGGTTCAGGAGTTCAAATGAGTATGTCGAGGCTCTTAACTTATTTAACATTGCTATGGGTGATGGTGCAGAGGCGGCAAAAGAATACGCTGAGCGTGTTCAGAGTGTTATGGGTATCGACATAAAAGAGTGGATGGAATACCAAGGTGGTTTTAATCAGTTGGTTGAGGGATATGGTATCGCATCTGACTCTGCTAATATGATGAGCAAAAATTTAACTCAGTTGGCTTACGATTTATCTTCATTGTGGAATGTAGATGTTCAAACTGCTTTCCAAAAATTACAGAGTGGTATGTCCGGTCAGATAAAGGGTTTGAAAGTTTGGGGTATCAATGTTTCGGTTGCTCAGTTAAGAGAAACTGCATTGGCTCACGGTATAGACTTGGCAACCTCAAAAATGACCGAGGCACAAAAAGCAACTCTCCGTTATGTAACTATAATGGAAAGAACAAAAAATGTTCAAGGTGATTTGGCACGAACAATCATTACTCCGGCTAACTCGTTGCGTATTTTACAAGCACAGTTAGAAATGACTCGTAGGAGTTTAGGTAATATCGTTAGTGTTTTAGTAGTTGATGCAATTCCTTATGTTCAGGCGTTTGCTATTGTTGTAAGAACTGCCGCAAATGCGTTAGCATCTCTTATGGGATATGAATTACCGGATATTGATTATGAGTCAACTCTACCTCAAGATAATTTTGGTGACTTTTCGGATGAGGTGGATAATGCAACCGAAAGTGTAAAGAAACTGAAAAAAGAAACGCTTGGTTTCGATGAGTTGAATATATTATCAGAGTCCGATACATCTTCTGCTCTTAATAATTATGACCCTACATTAGGCTTGGATTTGAGTCAATATGACTACGATTTTATTGGAAAAGGTACATCGAATGAGGCACAAGAATTGGCTGATAAATGGATAGAAAACTTAGAACCACTTATACCTTTATTTGAGGGTTTTGCAAATGTATTTAGCGGTTTTTGGGATGCTATTTCAGGGTTTAGTGATACATATTTAATGCCATTCTTAACCGGATTAGGTGATTGGCTTAAAAACAATCCCGAAACTGCTCGTAAAATCGGTGAAATCGCCGGTAAAATCACAATACTCGCCTTGGCGATAAAAGGTATTAAATGGCTTGGAGAAATTACCGGTATAAGCAGACTCGTTAGTTGGTTATGGCAATTAAGGAGTGCTACCGGTGGAGTAACAACTGCTTTCGGTCAAAAGAATAGGTCATTAGAAGAACAAACCAAAAGAACGAGAACAGACCTTAGAGCGTGTATGGATTTTGTACCCGTGTTATCTTTGGCGGGTGCGGCGGCTCTTGCGTTTGGTCAAAATCTGTTAAAAATACCTGAAAAATTACCTAATCTAAATCCATTTCCGAATGGTTTTCAAGTGCCGAGTTTAGTTCCTGATTTATCAGTTGCGTTTAATGAGGCAAAATCTTGGCTCTCATCTCAGACTTGGACTGTGCCGGCATTGACTCTCGGAGGATTTGGTATATTAACTGCGATAATGGCTGAATTTAGTTCTGCAAAATCTTGGCTCTCATCTCAGACTTGGGCAGTTCCCACCTTAGCGTTTGGAGGATTTGGTATATTAACTGCGATTGCTCAAGAGTTTGCATCTGCAAAACAGTGGTTATCATCTCAGCAGTGGTCGTTACCACAAATCCAAATGCCTGATTTTTCATCGTGGATAAGTTCAGCCGCACAGATGTTTGTAAGTTTTGGAGAGGGAATTGCAAATGTATTTGGGGCGATAGGTAATTACCTGACAAGTTCAGAGGGTCAATGGGTAAAATGGTCACTTGTAGTAGTTGGGGCTATAGCGGCTATAACAGTTGCACTCGTTGCTCTTAATTCGCAAACCGGTGGAACCGGTGGAGCGGCAATAGGAGGTATGCTTTCAGCCGGATTAGCAGTATCGGGAGCATTTGCATCAGGTGGTTTCCCTGATGAGGGAGAAATGTTTATTGCCCGTGAGGCGGGTCCGGAGTTGGTAGGCTCAATCGGTAGTCGAACTGCGGTAGCAAACAACAACCAAATCGTTGATGCGGTTTCATCAGGTGTTGCAAAAGCAGTAAGTTCAGTTATGGGTGGCACACAACAGACTCAGCAATTAGGTGGTTCTTTGAAGATTAAAGGTAGTGATTTAGTCTATGTTGTAGATAAGGCAAATCGTAAAAAAGGAACTACAATAAGCAACAATTTCAATTATGGAGGTAGATAAATATGGCACTTGTAAATATAGCGGGTCAGGATATTAAGACTCCAAGTTCATATACTGCTCTCTCATCTGATATTGTTGATAGTGGTAGAAATATCGAGGGTTATGTCGTATCGGATGTTATCCGATACGATGTAGCCAAGGTTGAAATGGGTTGGAAATATCTTACGGTTAATGAATGGTCTGCAATCTTAAAACTATTCAATCCTACATTCGGAGGAGCGTTTATAAACACCGTTACTTATTTCGACCAATGCTCAGGTACGATGCAAACTCGCAGAATGTATGTATCTGATAGAACTGCGGGTCTTGTAAATCTTGATAAAGATGGAAACCCACGAGGTTGGACAGAACCAAAGTTATCATTGGTGGAGGTGTGATTATGCAGAGTGTTTCGCAAGAATGGATTGATAATCAGAGTGCTATAGTTCGTAAACCGGGTTTTATAGTGGTCAACATCCCCGATGTTAAAATTTCGTGTGGGTCAATATCACATAGAGTAGAAACAGTAGGTGGAGAAACACAGTATATATCAGACCCTTTAGGATGTGACTATCTTGGTAAATGTGGTGTTGAAATAACTGTAAACACATCTCTACTTGGTTCAAACTCGATAACGCTTGTATCATTCAATAATAAGTCCGTGCAGTTAAATAGCAAAACAATTACATCGTCTAATCTTACAAATGGCAAATACTATTGGGAAACAACCGGATTTTCCAAAATAAATGTTATTTGTAAAAAGGATTGCATAACAGATATGCAGTTATACGCTTACGGAATACCAAGGTCAGACATTCAATCCTACACTCATACAAGGAGTTATGACCCGATGGGGTTTGAATTACCTAATAACGAAGTTAATATTGACATCTATAATTACAATGATAAATACACGGAGTTTTACAAGTCGTATAGCAACGAGGGATATTCTATAGTAGTTTATTATGGATACGCTCTTGACTCGGGCGATGAAATAATACTCGGTGGAACTTTCCATCTTACAGATGTTCAGTTGAGCGACAATGTTTTAACGATAACGGGTGAAAGTCTGTTGGCGTTTATAGATGAGAAAGGTAGTATGAATATTTTTGACCTTAAAGCAAATGAAAGTGGTTATATTCGTATTCAGGTATCAGACAGTGCTCAATCTCGAGGTACATACAGAATTGATGTGGCATCTCGACCTGAATTTAACATAACGGGTGATGATATTATAAATTGTCTTATGGCTAAAACCTCTATAAGTATTAGTACAAATTCGGATTATTCATCGGTGTTATCAAGTAATAGATGGTTCAATGTCGGTTATATTGACATTATACAAGCCTTGATAAATCTACTATTGGTTAGATGTTTCGTTGATAGAGAGGACTGTTTACACTATGATATATGCGATGATAGTTCCATTTTATCCGATAATATTCTGTTATCAAACTGCTTAGATGTACCGGAATATAGTTCGACTAAAAAGGTGAAAAAGTTTGAAATCACCTCACAAACATCCTCGGGAAAGGAACAAACTGTCGAGTGGTATAGCGATGCCGGTGATTATGTATCAAGCGATACAACTACGAAAAGATATGCGATTGACACTATCAATAATATAGTAACACGAATAGTTGCCTATTGTAGAGGGATTTCTTATATCGACATAAGCCCCTCTCAAGTTTCAGTGAATATCTACTGTAACAGTAGTTCATATAACGAATATATCGATTGGTATTGGGATGCAGTAACAGACACTATCCATAATATTACAATAGATACATCGGGTGTTATTTGTGACATTGATAGTCCTTTAGGTGTTCCATCAGATACAAATAAAATCGTAAATTATTTCAGTAATCGTGACCTTTATACTTTTAATGTAAGAGGAAATCCCGCAAGGGATGTTGGTGATTATGTGGGCGTGTCGCTCACAAACGATGATGATACTGCAACTTATAAAAAAGGTTTAGTTTTATCATCTACATTAAGTTATGACGGTAGTTTCAAAGAGGAGGTTACCGTTAGAATTATAGAAAATGATTTTGAATAAGGAGGTTTAGAATATGCCGATAGTAACAAGAGAAATATCGATTGATGTTTCTAAGCAAAGTGTCTTTCAAACCATATACGCAAAGCAAAACGATAGCAATTCTCGTTTCTTAAAAGTATGGTTAATGGATTGCGATGAGCGTTTGGTAATACCGAGTGGTAGCACAGTTCTCATCGATGCTTGTCGTGAGGATGAGAGTGCAAAGGCTTTCGTTGGAACTTTGAATGAGGATAACTCAATTACTGTTCCCCTTACAAATTGGATGCTTGAATTGGATGGCATCGTCAAATGTGATATTACAGTTGTAGATAGCGAGGAAAGAAAATTATCGAGTGCGATATTCTATTTGAATGTAGAGGCATCTGTATATGATGGGTCGGATATAACCGAGGATGAAAACTATGACCTCTTAGTGCAGTTGCTCGGTGATATTTCAGCGACCAAAGAGGGTCTTGACGAAATCACTCGTGAGGCATCCTCTGCCGCATCTTTAGCAAATGCCAAAGCACTACTCGCTGACCTTAAAGCAACTGAGGCTGATGAGGCGGCAAAGAAAGCAAACGATGCTTGTGACACTCTTACTACATTGGTAGAGGCATCTGTTGAGGATGCAGAAAATGCTACACAGAGAGCAGAGGTTGCCGCATCTCATCTTGAACAAATCAATGCAGAATGTATTGATGCAACCGACAAGGCAAATGCCGCCGCTACTCTTGCGAATGATAAAGCATCCCTTGCTGACGAAAAAGCAAACATTGCTCAAGAAAGTGCAAATAAGGCAGATGAGGCGGCAGATAATGCAAATGACAAAGCAACTCTTGCTGACCAAAAGGCTATATTGGCAAATCAAAAAGCAGTTCTCGCAGAGGAAAAAGCAAACGAGGCAGATGAGGCAACTACTCGTGCTACAACTGCGGCAGAGAACGCAGAGGGTGCTACAGAGGGTGCTAATGAGGCAAAAGATGCCGCTAACACTGCGGCGGCTCTTGCAAATGAAAAGGCAAGTAATGCCGATACTGCTACTCAAAATGCAAATACTGCGGCTACAAATGCTAACACCAAAGCAACACTTGCTCAGGAGAAAGCAGATTTAGCAAACGAAAAGGCAAATCTCGCTGAACAGATGGCAACACTTGCTCAGGAGAAAGCCTCAGCCGCCGATACTGCTACTCAAAATGCAAATACTGCTACTGATGCCGCCAATACTGCAAAGGCTAATGCAGATGTTGCTACAGAAAATGCTAATACTGCGGCAGAGGCGGCTAACGATGCCGCTGGTAGAGTTACAGACCCACTCCAAGCAAAAAACATATCTTATGATAATAGCGATAGTGGTCTTATGGCAGAGGATGTTAAATCTGCTATCGATGAACTCACCGATAAGGTTGGTTCTGTTGCAAACATTGCTTTTGAGTCGTGGGTGGATGTTCAAAGGATTGTGCGACTTGGTCTTGCTCCTAAAGCATTTAAGATTGGTGACCAATTAACGATGAAAAAAGGAGATAAAGAACTCGTGTGGGATATAATTGGTTTTGACCAAGATACCCCTACAGATAGTCAGTACGAACACAGTATGACAATTCAGTTGCACGATTGCTTTATGAACTTTCAGTTTGATGCACCCGAGGCATTGTATTACTGCGAAGAAGAACTCCCCACCGGAACATATTATTTCACCATTCATAATTACGATGCTACCTATGGTGGTAACAAGAGTTATTATTTTACTCTTGCAAATGCAGTTCCCGCCGGTGGTCAGATAGATTTTAGATGGGGTTATAATGTTCAAGCATCGACTTGTAGTATAAAAACATACGAAAGTTCGGTAAGTAAAACTGCTATTGAAACAGTAAGTGTCACAGAGGGTACAGAGGGTACATTCCTCGGAACAACCGATGGTAAAACACAAAATATGAACCACGCTCATCGTATTAGATATGGTTCAAATAGATATAGTCAATCTGCAATTAAACAATGGCTCAACAGTAATGCCGAGGGTAATGCGTGGTGGACTCCTACAAATATCTATGACAGACCATCATCGAATGTGGCAACTGTTGGTTTTCTTAATGGAATGGATGAGGATTTTCTTGCAGTTCTCGGTGCAGTAAATAAACGAACCGCTCTTAACACTGTTACAGACGGTGGAGGTTATGAGGATAGTTCAGAATTGATGTTCTTGATTTCTCGTAGCGAGGTATATGGCGGTAAAGAGAATAGCGTTGATGAGGGTTCACCTTATCAGTATTATTCTGAGTTATCAGATTTATCATCTGCGGGAACCGGAACTGACTCTAATCGTATCAAGTATCTTAATGGTTCAGCAAGATATTGGTGGCTCCGCTCCCCGAACTCCGGTTACGGTAACTATGTCCGCTGTGTCTATACTACGGGTAACGTCAACGTCAGCTATGCGGACGGCAGTTATGGAGTTGCCCCCGCTTGTTGTATCATCTAAAATCATAAATCGCCTCGTTAGAGGCGTAAAGGAGAGAATATGTCAGTAGTAAAATCAAAACGAGGAGAGGGTCAATTAGTAGTTATTACAAAATCG